CTGATGGCATACATCTCGAAGAAGTATTCTATTAAGGTTGATGACCTGTTCAAGGATGCCGAGGATTTCAAGAAGGTCCATGAGGCCGAAGTGAAGAAGACCGACGTACACGAGCAGTACCAGGTTTTCCTCCTGAAGAACGAGAAGGATCTGGAGAACGAGTTCAACGAGAAGGTCGAGTTCCAGACCAATGTCCGTGGCGTCAAGCTCCGCCGCGTGTTTGCGAATCTCGAGGAGTGCCAGACGTACGCCAAGGTCCTGCAGCGCCGCTTCCCGAACGATAACCTGTACATCGGCAAGGTTGGTGCATGGCTGCCATGGGACCCGTCCGAGAACATGATGCCAGAGGTCGAGTATGCCGAGAAGGAGCTCAACGAGATGATGCGCCGGTACAAGGAGAACGAGGTGAATCGCGAGATCTTTTTCGAGGAGGAGAAGGCCCAGCGCATCGAGCAGCAGAAGAAGGAAAACGAGGCCCGCCGTAAGAAGAATCTGGAGGACTCAAAGGCGGATGCGGGTGTTGCTGACACGTCGGATATTGGTCGGGCCATCGAGGATAACGTTCACCCCGCAGAGGGCGGTGCCCCTCGCGATCTTTAAACAGTAACCTACTGTAATAAATAATGAAGTTTACCCACTTATCAAAAACCCAAATCACAAAGTTTCATACGCCTAAAAAACTAGGTAGGAATACGAAACCTGTGGCTCTGTGGTTTGCGTGCGGAGACGCTTGGAAGGAATGGATACGAGACGAAATGGGGAATGATGAGTGGTTCAATACTTACAAATACGAATATACCGCTGAACTGGATGAATCAAAACTTATCATTTTGGAGACTGTTAAAAACATCAAAGACTTCAATGACCAGTTTTCGGGAGACAAAGATTTTTATAGTATTGATTGGGATAAAGTCAAGAAGGAAACGGGTAAGTCTGGGCTGTACATAAAGAACCCCCGCATCTTCAGTGCGAGGCAAAAGTATATGTGGTACGCTTCATTTGATATTTGTTCGGTCGCAGTATGGAAGAAAGATGCCATCAAGAGTTTCGTAGAGCATAAGATATAATGAGTTGCCCGTACGCTTTTATTTTTGGAAAGCCCAAGCAGGGAGCACACAGTACTCGTTTTTTGGGATTTGCGGTCGTTGACAGTGTCGCAACTGTTTTGTTAGCGATACTGTTGGCGTATGTATTTAACACAGAGTTTTGGGTAACTTTATTTGCTACGTTTGTAGTTGGGGAGATCCTGCATTACATCATGGGCGCTCAAACCCAGTTCTTAACGACGTTGGGGATCAGTGTTTATCCTTGCCCTGCTGCTTGACATGGACCCAAGGACTGTTTGATTTCTTGCGCAGAGAGTCGGGATTGTACTCGTCCTGCGCCAACATCGCACTCGAAAAGGGTTTGTTATCGGTCCACAGGGAATTATCGCACAAATGGAAATTCGGGTGGTCGCTCGCCTTGTACCAGAACACCTGATCTTCCAGTTTATTCGACTGGACACCGTTACAGATCACTAGGCACTCGAAATTCTCTGTACACTGGTCCATGAATTGACAGAACATCTCAAATGTGGGAAACATACCGGCATAATTGTCGTAAATACGACGGCGATTATTCACGATACTCTCTCGAAGAATAAACACGAAATCTACGTTCGTACGCAAGTTCGGTGTAATACCTAGGGGGTACTGCATCGTAATAATCGTCATCACATCAATGTGACGACCGTTCATGAAAATGTAGCGCGTAGACTCCTCTTTGATCCATGAAGCGTCATACAAACAGTCGTCCAGAATCAGGAAGGCCCGAGGATCAGTGCTCGAATTTCCACCTGACCTCTTCTTCTCTTCGTTACGTGCAGTTTTCACACCCAGCTGACGCTTAATCACGTTCATCACGATCGAAGGATTGTACTTGTCGTGAATCAGTTTCGATGGAACCATATGCTGAAAAAACTCGTTGGCAACTTCTGTACCCGAAATAACCGTACCGATCGGAAAACAGTTCTGGGTATTGAACAGAATATCTCGGACCAAGAAAGATTTACCGGTATCTTTCTTTCCAATCACAACAATCATTGGCGATTTACGCGAATCTATTTCGCACCTGTCTTTCAACATATCAATATTGAACTTTTTGATCTGAAAGTTCATCTTGCTTTAGTGCGTGTACTTTTTAGTTTATGTTTGGGACGCCATAATAATATGGTCAAACGCAAACCATCGGTTGGAAGTGATTTACGGACAAACTCTGTTGCCCTCTCGCTCCAGAGATACGACACGAAATCCTTGAAGGCCCAGCAGTTCTGGGGCCTGAACCATCTTCAGCCATTTTTTCCTCCCATCCAGAAACTGTTTAAAACTGAAGTCCGCGATGCGCCTCAAGAGTTCGGGTTCAAGGTCAATGATGGCATTTCCTCAATCCAGGATTCCGATACTATTCGTACCTTGAAAGGTAGCGTCGTCCCCGTACACCGCAAGACCACGATGCTTCTTTCTCCTTTCAAGTGGATGCAGGGAGATTACGGAACGGCATTGGGTCTGCCCACGACCGAAGAGGACGCCCAGGAAATCCAGAGCAAGATCCAGGATCCAAATAATGCCGCATACGTAGGGTCTCTTTTATCCGTGGTTCTTGCCCAGTCCGGATGCCCGCATTTCCCAAAAGTATACGGAGTGTTCACGGGAGTTGCAGATAAACATACCATCGATATATCCGACGACTACGCAGATTTGTCAGAGCGCTCATGGTTTTCTTCGAACATCGGAAAAACATTTGAAATCAAGTTGACCGATGATGTTCACGAAGGCGATTTCAAGCATACTCGTGGAGCTCGTGCCAGTGTTCTGTTAGGAGAAGACGCTGTTCTTGATGACGTCCAGGAACTTGATGCTCCTCAATCTGATGCCCAGCCGGCCGAAATGAACCAGATGATGCGCGACGATGGATCTGATTGTGACGACGAATCTGACAGTTCGTCTGTATCTACGTCCTATGTATTCGGAATTAAGTCCTGCGAGTGTGATTCCAACGAGGACGAAGATGAAGACGAGGATGATGAAGATGGCGAACCGTTTGCGTGGGCATCGTTCACAAACGTTCCCGTTCAAGTCACTGTCATGGAAAAGTGTTCTGGAACTTTCCACGAACTATGTGCAACAACGACTGATAGCTCCAAACATCTGTCCTGGATATCCCAGGTCATGTTTGCTCTAGCGTATGCCCAGCGCAATTACAGTTTTACTCATAACGATCTTCATTCCAATAACGTGATGTACGTTCCCACCGACAAGGAGTATTTGTATTACAACTGCGGGGGGTCATTTTACCGCGTTCCCACACACGGATACCTTATTAAGCTTATTGATTTTGAGCGTGGAGTGGGAGCAGTCCGAGTTATGGGAATGAAGGAGCCAAAAGTGTTTATGAGTGACCATTTTGCGGTCGATGAAGAGGCGGGAGGGCAGTACAATTTTGAGCCGTGGTATCTCCCAAAACACCCCGAAATCAAACCGAATCCATCATTTGATCTGGCACGTCTCGCTACCTCTATGTTCTGGGATCTGTTTCCTGACGGACCAGAATGTCTAGATTACCGCACGAACCCCGTATTTCAGCGGTTTGTGAAATGGATGTCGACGGACGATAAAGGTTCCGTCTTATTTGGAAAAGATGATCCTAAACATGATCGGTATCATGGCTTCTATCTTTACAAGGCGATTGCTCGGCTCTGTAAAAATGCAGTTCCACGAACTGAAATTTTATCGTTGAAAACTTTTTATACTATTGAATCTGTACCCGCTGGAGAAGACTGCTGTGTCATTGAAGCCTAGAAGGTGGGCTTACCTACAAACATATCCTGAACGCTCGGGATCTCCATCGTCTTGACGGCATCCGTAACAACATCCGTTGTGGTCGCAAATACCACACCGGCTGAAATAATACCTCCAAACAGCGACAGCTTACCTGCATCTGTCCAATCAATTGGTTCGCCCTTCGACCGACGCTCCAGTGCGTACACGATGAAACACACGAGGGCTACAGATACGGCTGCAATGGCAATGATCATTTATTTTGCGCTCAATCAAAATTTCACATATTTAGAACGAGAGTTTCGCCCATTTTTCCCTCAATCTCCTTCAGTGGATCATCCTCCTCCTTCTTTGCGGGTTCAGGTACCGCGTCCGGCTTGTCCATATCCTCAAACTCGATTTCCGCAGTCTCGTCGCCGACTTTGAGTTCGGCACGATCATCATCTCCGCTCGCATCGCCCGAATCCGAGTCTGATCCCGAGTCCGAACCATCGTCCGGAACATCGTCCTCGAACTTCACCTGTGTCGGTACCACAGTCGCCTTCTTCTCTGGCTCTTCAGGGGCATGCTGGACACGAACGGGTAATGTAACACTCTGTACTGGCTCATCGTCCTCGGCGAAATACTTCTTCGCAATCGCTTCCCATGGCAGAAACGAACGAATCACGTGCTCCATACACTCCGTCACAATCTTCTCGACCTCCTGACGATTGCGGGCCTGCTGCTCGGACGAAATACCGACTGTCTTGAAGTAGTACGCCATCTGCCACATCTTGCGTGCCGAATGCTTGTACAGTTCATGAACGAACTTTGCGAACGATGGGCGATCAAACTCAACTTTCAGCTGCGACTGCGAGCCGCGGTAGTGTAATGACGCAAACGACTTCATGTACGAAATAAAGACTCCCATCAGAAGATCGTCCATGTACTTGCAGTTCGTGACCTTGAGAATACGTTCGACTTCCGTTGACAGAGTGGCGTCTGACCATTCGGGGATACGAGTCAGCATATTCTGGAACGTGCGCAGAATCTGGTCAGGCTGACCGTTGCGCTCACACAGCTCCTTTGCTGAATCACAGATGCTCCAGAACCCATCGGCTACAGGGCTGACAAGAAGGCCCGCAAGATGTTCACGCAGATGTTCCTTGGCAAACTCGGTGGACATTTGTTAGAATTGTCCACTATAATACACATTAGGAAACGCGATCAAAAACGGATTTATTTGGAATAACGGTAGGTATGTTACGCCGATTAGAAGACATATAACCATACTCACGATGAGCATGATTAACGCCGCTGATTACAAGACCGAGGAGGACGTCAAGGCTGCGCGCGATGCGCTGACCAAGATCCTCGCGGCCCTTAAGAAGGGCACTCCTAACAAGGATGTCGAGCCCGTTGCCAATGCTGGCGCGGGGAAGGCAGAGGAGCCCGTTACGCCTGTCAAGGCGAAGCGCGGTGCTGCCAAGAAGACCGAGACTCCCTCGGCGCCCGCGAAGGGCAAGAAGCCTGTTGCCAAGTTGGCGGCCGGTGAAGAGGAGAAGCCCGTGGCCGTCAAGGCTGCGGCAAAGAACACTGACGGTAAGCGCGAGTTCGCGTTTCCTGCCGGTGCGAGCCACACCAAGCTTCTCAAGGAG